AAGAAGAAGCTGAATGAAGTTTTGTCTGGTGATTCTTTTGCACCTAAGAGTGCAGCAGAAATTGCTGATGAGCCACGTTCTGCTCCAGCACCAGCATTCACTGCTAAAGCTGCACCACAACCTAAGTCTGTTGCCTCTAACCAAGACGACGATGAAGATGTGATGTCTTATTTCCAGAAGATTGCCAACGACGAGTAATCACTTCTGCGAAATGATTAAAGGGAGCCTTGCGCTCCCTTTTTTATGCCTGTCGTAAACGACTATCTGTATACCTTGTTGCTGACGAATCTTGGTTACGAATCGGAGCACGGATATTTTGATTTTGAGTAGTGTTGTTGTTTGTTGGTGCATTAACAACAGTAGTGCCACCAGCCTGTTGAGCAGGAACAGCTGCAGCAGCATTATCAGCAGATTTTTGATCAACTGTAGCAGCAGAAGTTGGAGCAGGTGCTTCTGGTGTCTTGGAACCACCACCTTCACTCTTAAATGGATAGAATGGACCAATAGCAACTTCTTTACCGATAACAGGAATCTTGAATTTGATTTCTGGGATACCGATACTCTCGACTAGTGCCAAGAAACTGTCCTTAAGACCTACAGCGAAGTCGACGAATGGTTTAACTACGTGGTCATTAATCCAGCCAGCCATATCACCGATAACTTCTTTGATGGCGTCTTTATCAAATAGACCGAATGTCAAGAAGTCTACGATGCCAGCAAGACCAGCGATAAGTGCTTTACCGATATCACCAGACTCCATAAACTCATCGAAGCCATCCATGATACCTTCGAATAGAGCACCAACGATCATACCGATGGCAAATACTTTACCAAGAGACTTCAGAATGTTCTTAGGACTAAACATAGTTTTAAGAGACTTCATGAAACCATCACCCAAGAAGCCAGTGATCATATCCATTAAGCCACCACCAGCTGCTTTTTCTGGTTTAACTTTTTCAGCACCACCAGTCTTACCACCAAGACCATCTCTAATTTCTTCTAGAAGTTTAAGTTCTTTTTCTTGAACTTTGGCTGCTTCCATTTGTGTTTCTTCAGCAGCACCTGCAGCAAGAGACATTACTGGAGTTGGAGAGAACTGATTAGTTGATACATCATGTGATCCATACTTGTCAGTCAATTCGTTACGTTTGGCTAATAGAGCAGCACCACCCTTTGTAGTAGACATCTGCTCCTCAGACATACCAGTGGCACGTTTGAATTTATCAATTTCTTGATCATGCTTCTTAATTTCTTTGGCAGTACGATAAGCACCTTCGGCATTAGCGTCACTAGTGTCACCACCAAGTAGGCGTTGCTTTTCTTTAAACTCGCTCTTAGCGATAGCTTTATTGAACACACCACCTACGTTTAGTGCGCCCATTACAGTGCGCCCTAAACCACCAGTCTTGAGACTTAGTTTCTCCTTTAGCGCGTCTTTCTTAGCACCAAAACTTGCACCCATTTGCTGTAGCACGTTACCCTGTGTCTTCATGGCAGTGGCTAGTTCAGCGATGTTAGCAGACTCGACTCTCCACTCGCGTTCATAGTCTTCTTGTTGTTTGGCTCTGCGCTTAGTAGTCTTCAACTGGTCTTCTAATGTGGATAGAATTCTTTCTTGTAAGTCTCCACCACCACCAGAAGTCATCTGTCTAGTCTTTTCAGTATCCTTGGATAACTCCAGCAACTTCTTAATTGAAGACAGTTCTCCGAGAGATGCCTCTTGAGCAGCAAGTAACGCACCGAAACCCTCATTGGTAGAGGCGGTGTTTTGTCTAATACTTGAATTGACTGAGCTGTTACCTGTTCTTTTTGGCATCTTTATCTCTTCTTAGATTCTAATCGTTGTTTTTCTTCTTCTAGATACTGAATTAACATGTGGACATAAATTTCACGCTCAAACGGAATCATCGTTTCCAACTCTTCCAAAGAATATTTGTGGTACTGCATCAGAGCGAAGTTCATTTTATAGAAATTTACTAAACTCTCATGACACAGGTTTATTAAAAAAAACTTTGCATGCCCTCCAGGGCTGCTGTGTGGTGTTTACCACAAATAGGGCAATTGTACTCAACCACTTTTCTAATCTTAGGCATAGTGGTAAAGAACGTTTGCAGATTCTTAAACTGCTCAGAAGTCAAATTACCCAAGAACTGGAGAATGTCTTCTTTGCTCTGCTCTGCTGCGTAGTGAAGTTCATCACCTTGATAGATGACGTCAACACAATCAGCAATAACGTCGAAAATAGCATCAACGTTTTCTGTATCTAATTCTTCTAGCTTCGCCAGAACTTTCATAGAAGGATACTTCATCACAACACCAACATCTTCGAACAATTCGATTTTATTGGTATGTCCTTCTGGAACTTCAACTTCTAACTTAGAGATGTCAATAGTAATCTTTACTTTAGCCTTATCGTTCTCACCACCGTGATCCACATCGCAGGGGAACAATAGTTCAACAGTTTCACCCACTGACTTCGCGCGGATCTGAGTAAAGATATACTCGATGTCGAACATTGCCAGTCTATCTACGTCAAGTTTGTCAATAACACATCCTCTGATAACACCCTTCAGTGTATCAACCATAACGTTGATATCTTCTGATTGTTGAGCGATAAGAAGAGCCTTCTCTTCTTTCACTAGGAATGGTCTATATTTTACATTCACTCCACTGGATGGCACCGTTAAATTGTATGTCGGTGTTGCCATTATTGGTAAAGCCATAATTAGTCTCCTTGCATTTTCTTGATCATTTTGTTTAATTCAGCAGTGCTACCCACGAAGATAGCATTGTTGGTCACTTTATCACCACCACCGCCAGATTTAACACCCTTTGGTGCGTCTAGCTTGGCTTTTTGCTGGTGAATGTCCATCAATTGTTGGTTCACATCAGCTAGTTGTTTCATTAAGTTACCCACCACCTCGAAGGCGCGTGGGTGTTCAGATTGTTTAGCTACTTCTAACGCATGCGTCAAAGCAGCCTGTCCTGTAGACAATAATTCACGAAGATTGTTTCGAGTGACATCATAGTCGTTCTCGATTTTATCATTAGACTCAGGAATAACTTCACCGTCTTTCGCAATCACTTCAGTCTTAGACATTGGAACAACGTCGAAGATTTCTGACAAAGAATCATCAAGTTTCATATTGTTTAATCGTTTCTGGTATTTCTAGTTGGTGGGTCACTTGGGTCGAGTGCTGCAACTGGAGTTGGGGTTGACAAAACTGGTTTTGGGATTGCGCTTGGCGCAGATACGCTAGGTGCTGGAGAGATGCTTGGTGATCCTGTCGCTGTTGTCGCTGCTCCGCCATTATTCGCTCCTGCTATTTTTTCTTGAGTGCGTCCCATTGCTGAAATACCTAATACAGCACCCATCGCTACGTGGAACAAACCAGCACCTTGTAGCGTTAGTGGTTGCCATTGGCTAATAGGTTGCTTTAGAATTGTTTGAGCCAGAGACCATAAAATAGGGAACATCATAAAGTCTGCCGTACAAATAGCCATGTACATCCAACCCATCATTGGACGCCACTTGGAGTTCATCCAGTCTTCTTTTTTCTGCTCGCTTGCGCTCAATTTCTTTTCTTCGTCTGCCATAGTGCCACCCTTTAGAATTTTAGTTTTGAAGTGAAGCCTGATATTTTTGATTGCAGTGCAGGCAACTTTGTCACTGCGAAAGCGCCAGCAGATCCAATCGCAAAATTCATTAACTTATCTGTGAGCGCATTCTTTGGCACTCCAGCTGGCAGCATATCTGGTACGTCAGTTCTAGTCTCGAACCATTTATACGCCATGCTGACAGATAACTTCATAACATCTTTACCTGCATAATCTAGCTGAATCGCACCGACGCTTTTTGGATAACACTCATGGAGAGTTACCCAGTAATTTGTTTTGTTAGTAACGTCTTGCACTTCGATTGTCATATCAGTGACATACTTATCGTAGTAGTTGAACGTTCTTGTCTTTGGATTGTAAATGTGGTTAGTCCACTCATCGAACAACTGTTTAACCTGCATATTTCTATCTACATAGAATGATACGTTAATGTGTTCGTACAATTTCTCATATGGTGTTTCTCTAAATTCACCAAACGATCTATTTTGAGTTGTAGAGAAATTAGTCCCTGGAAGTTGAATCTGATCACAGAACATCAACGCCTTTTTGGTCACTTCGCTGTTAAACACCATTGGGACTACGAATGAGACTGCGTAACGGTTAGATCTAGCTAATCCGTTATTCTTTACAGCTGCTGTGAATTCTTTGATAGTTGCCATTATAGTTTTCTAATTTTTCTTCTTGAGTCTTCCCAAACTTTCTGCTTGCTGGCACCGACGAATTGTTCGACAGGTAGTAACATAGCAGTAGCCCAGTCGTTGGAATCGACTTTTCTGAATTGGCTTCGTACGTGTCCATTTAAATACTGTTTGACACACGGTTGGGCTGCTTTGAATTTAGAAACACCATCAATCATAGCCCATGAATACTTCAATCTAGTGGTCTCGTCTAATCTGGAGTTAGTCTTAAACGCCAGAAGATTATCCAATAGCTGCATACGAAGGGCATACGGCAAGTAGTGCATATTCAAACCATAGAACCCATCAGCTGTTTTTCTGAATGGGAAAACTAGAGGGAATCTATCATAATATGGAAGGTCGTCTTTAGTCTTTGGATCGTAAGCATACATGTACAAATTCCCTGGAATCAGCGTCGTTGTCAGAGCACTCGCGTCTCCATTTAACACTTTCTTTGGGGTGTACTGCTGCTTGGTCAACTCTTGGACCTGTTTGTCGAACCAACTTCTAGATCTTTTAACAGCTGTTAGTAGATCGTACTGGTTACGTTCGAAGACGTCTTGCATTGGTGGTTTTTTAGCCATAATCTTATTTAGGCTTCTTCAGCCCAAGTTCGTACTCAGTGATAATCTTGAATTCCCACTTACGATCGAGGCAATACTGCTTAGCTGCGTCCCACTTGGCTTGATTTTTGATATAGGTATAAGATTCGGTGAGATACTTCTTAGTATTTCGACCTGGATACACAGGTGGTTGACACTGCTGCGCTGGCTTAACCTCGACGAGATATGTCTTCAGGATATCGCCTGTAGAAGCCACTTGGATCTTAAAGTCCACGAAATAGCGATGGATCTTATTGTCTGTTGGACAGCGATAAGGAATGACAGTCTCTTCTGAACTCCACTTGATTACTTTAGGGTTCTTATCACACCAATTTGCAAATTGAGTTTCCCATGAAGACCTCATAATGATGTTTGATGGGTCTCCAGTGTACTTTTCTGCAAAGACTGGAACGAACTTTCTTTTATGGAACATAAATAAGTAATTAGGGAATAAATAACACCACCTTTATTTAGAGAAAATATGTCACTCATCTCAGACGCAAAAGCAGCTGCACAGTCCGTAAAGGACGGTGTTAATAGCTATGCTAAAACATTAAAAAACCCAGCTAACCTCTACACAGCTAGAGGTACTGCGTCGCCATTTGAAGATGGTAAGTATGACATTAAGAACCACTCTTATCCATCAGATCTGATGGCTGCAGATGGTCGATATGGTGGCAACT